CGTAATGTATAAGTTTGTTGCCCGCCCTAAGTCTGCTAACCGATTCGATGAACGCGAGTTCACAGGTGCCTGCGCAAAGACTGCCGCAATGGCTGCAGTTGATTTTCTTAACGAGTATAATGAGTTAGGTAAGAAGTTTGCCAATGAGTGTGGTGAGTACGTCCCTGCACTGAAGGCAGAAGACTGGGCCATGGTTGGTAAGTTGGATGCACCTGTCGGTGTCTATTTCCGTGATAATAAAGTAATGGGAGTCAAGTAATGGGTTTACGCGCTAGTATCTATCGTTCCGACTTGGGGGATTGTTCTAACAATGGAATCAGTTCACGCGCACAGAACGTAACTATTTTAAACTGCGATGGGCCATTTGAACCAACGTTCGATGCACCTGCAGTTGTTTTGGAAAGGGGTGCCTATGACGGTACCGTTGTCGCCCGACCATATTATGAGGGCGATAGCAAACCTTGGTTTATGGCTGGGGGAACGTTCATCGGGACATCCGATTCACGGTTCTCTCGTAAAGTTGAGGAAATCATTGGCGGTCGTTTCTATGGAGCGGTACCGTTTCATGATCGAGTGGAATGAAAAAGAAAGAGAGTAAAACAAACAACCTTGTCGCGAAACACTCGCGCAAGTTTAATCGCGCCTCTGTCCATGTGGACCGTAAGAAAGAGGTAAAAAAGAAGGGTTATCCGGAAGATAAGCTATATCCGGATAACGGATTTTAATTGACACACTGCAAGGAATAGTGTATAATGGACGCAGAATTTAAGGCAAAAAGGTACGCGATGATTCGTCGTGCCGCACTCAAGATTCAAAAGAATTCGAAGGTCCGTGCATCTAATGCGCGACTAACGAAAGAGGTCTATGACTTAGATTGTCAGGACTATAAGGCCAACATTAGTTGGCAAGATAATGACCGTTACATTGACAGTCATTATTCAGACGTTTATCAATCCACACAAGATGGGGAGTGGAACTAATGGCAGACCAACTGCAGAACCTTATTGACTTAGGTCAATATCCAAAGAACGACGTAGAGCTCATTGCGCGTGAGTTTCTCCGTGTCGTTTACATTGAGTCGATTCAGGATTACTCTGAAGAAGCTCAGAAGGAAGACAAGGACAACGAATTGATCACCAATATGGAGCGCGCACTTCAGGCGATCGAAACTGTTATCGTAATGCTTGACGGTAACGAAGAGTTCTTGCAATACATCCACGAAGGTGCCGAGGGCGGTGAAGGCGGTGAAGATGATGAATATGATCGATTCTAATCTATCCTTCGAGAACCTCACCACGATTCTTCGTGATAAGGTGTTAGAGGTAACATTCAACAAGGTGAACGGTGAACAACGTGTTATGCCGTGTACCCTGCGTGAGGACATGTTACCTGCACGTGAACAGGGTGAGGCTGCTATTGCCGCACCTAATCGAGATGTAATCCGCGTCTTTGCAATCGATAAACAAGCATGGCGTTCGTTCCGTATCGCGAATGTCACATCGATTGGGTTGATTGATGAGTAGAAAGAAACAAGAGAACGCAGCCAACTTCTTAGATCGCAAAACCTTCTCCCGTCAGGTGGAGGATTTTGTGTACAAAAACAAGATGACCTACATGGATACGATAGTTCATCTCTGTGAAGAACAAGGTGTGGAGATCGAGGACGTTAAGAAATACCTCACTACTCCTATCCTTGAGAACCTAGAGTCTGAGGCACGTTCGCTTAACTTTTTACCTAAAGTCAACACGTTAGACGTATAAATAGCTTATGCCCTAGAGGCGATTCATACAACGTTTATATTTAAGTTTATACAAAGGTACATATTATGTCATTTGCAAATCTCAAGTCCAAGTCTATGGACATCTCTAAGTTAGTATCTGCGGCAACCGAAGCATCGGGCCAGACCACTAACACCAACAAATACCAAGACGACCGTAAGTGGAAACCAACTGTTGACGAGCAAGGCAACGGTTACGCTGTTATTCGTTTCCTACCTGCGGCGGAAGGTCAAGAACTACCGTGGGTCCGTTATTGGGATCACGCGTTCAAGGGTCCAACCGGACAGTGGTACATCGAACGCTCATTGACTACACTAGGTCAGAATGACCCTGTGGGTGAGCTGAACTCACGTCTGTGGAACTCAGGTATCGAGGAAGACAAAGAGACTGCACGTCGTCAGAAGCGTCGTCTGCACTACGTCACAAACATCCTCGTGATTAACGATCCTGCAAACCCTGCGAACAACGGTAAGACTTTCATCTACGAGTTCGGTAAGAAGATCTTTGACAAGATCATGGATCAAATGCAACCAGAATTCCCAGGCGAAGAGCCAGTCAATCCATTTGACTTTTGGAATGGTGCAGACTTCGAACTGAAGATTCGTAACGTTGCGGGATACCGTAACTATGACAAGTCTGACTTTAAGTCTACTTCTGCTCTGTTCGGTGCGGATGAGACACGTCTTGAAGCAACGTACAACGCATTGTACGATCTGAATGAGTTTGTAGTCCCTGGCTATCCAAACGCCCATGACGCAAACTGGTTCAAGACTTACGATGAGTTGAAGAACAAGTTAGAGACTGTTCTAGGTCTTGCAACAGGTGCCGGTGCAACCGTACGTAACGAAGCACTTGCACAGACTGCAGAGAGTGCGCCTGCACGTGAAGCGTCTGAACCAACTATTGTTTCTGCTCCTGCCGCAGCCCCAGCGGTGGCTGCCGAAGAGGATGATACACTGTCCTACTTCGCGCAGATGGCTGCAGAAGACTAAAAAAGATAAGGGACCGAAAGGTCCCTTTTTTATTGTCCTGCGGTACGAGTACCTGCAAGTGGATCGAATTGATCGTAGAATGCAGAACCACCGAAGTTAAACATACTAGTGGCACCACTACCGCCCGCACTAATAGACTTCTGGCTGTTGTCCATGATGATGTAGTTAGGTACACCCGCAAGGGCACTTGACTCAGATGTCACAGAAGTTACTCTTGCGCCTGAAGTTGGTGGTAAAGTATATGCAGTCCCTTGTGTACCACCACTTACACCACCACCACCATTTGCGTTCTGAGTTAGTGTAGTTACTGTATTTGCGGTTTGGGACCCGTCACCACCACCTATGAGTTCTTCCATCAACATACGGGCCAGCGCCTCAGTACTTACTGCACCTGCGATACCCCCGACCGCCGCAGTCAGAAGGGCCCCAGGGCCAGTAGGTGCACCAGCCCAACCCGCAATCATTGCACCTAACGCAGCACCACCTGCCGCACCTAAAGTTCCCGCAACTAATGCAGTACCTTCTTTGATCTTCTCTTCTTTCGATGTGTTCTCATCTGACAAGATACCAGCAAAGGTTGCCCCACCTAATAATGTACCGATGTAAGGTATACGTTTTGCGTATTTCATTAACTGTTTGTATCGAGGGTTACCTTCCATGGCGCGTTCTCTAACAATGGCTTCTAGTGAGGCACGTGCAGCCGCACTATTTCCAGAACCCTTTGCACCAACTTGACGAAACATATCATCTACTGCGTCTGCATCAAGGAATCCCGAGGCGTTTCGGAATCGACCCGCCTTATCCATTTTTAGTCCCAGTCTGTCTAGTTTCTTCCTTTGACTTCGATTCAGGTTAGAGTAAGTGTCTTTGTTAAATGCGTTGCGCTGAGTCTTAGAGAATTCGTAATCAGTCGGTAATTCCGGACCTTTTAACGCGGCCAAGATCTCTGGGGTTTTCTTGTACGCAAAATAACCAAAGGCTGCCTTGGTTGCGACATCTAACTCTTTATCACCAACATCTTCGAGCGGCACGTCTGGATCTAAAATATTGTTTATGAGATTCAGTGACCTATTGACTGATTCGCTGACTGCATCCAAAGCCTGTTCCAAACTTGGAAAGCCATTATCAGAGAACCATTTCTGAACATCTTCAGTGGCAACATCGATTTTGTTACCGATTGATTTCAACTGGTCAATGTTTTCATCGGTCGCCACTGCTCCAATAAACGCTGAGATTGCACCGATTCTTTTACCGAACAGGACACCGAAACTACCCAACTTGAGTGCACGTTGAGTTGCGTCACCAAGGTCTGCACTACCTGTTGCTTCTTCTACTTGATCACCAAGGAAGTCCGCAGACATCTGCATTAGTGCAGCCATACCTAGACGTTTACCTGCGGCCCTTACTGCAGCGAATCCGGTACCCAGACCCAATCCCTGGCCCACGCGATCCATAAAACCAACTTTACCGTCGCGGCCACCACCTGCACCGCCACTAGTACCACCACCTGCGGCAGGGGCACCCCCGCCTCTCTGTGCAGCCATCGCCGCAAGACGTGCGTCGTTGCGTTCTTCTCGTGCACGTAGATTCGCTTCAGCGGTCTGTCTGACCATCTGAGAAATAGAACCAGACAGACCCTTAACGTTCTTGTTAAGATCTTCTAGGGTCTGACCCTGTTTCTCTAAATGTTCTCGTAGCGTATCAGCCATGATTTATCCCTGTTGTCTTGCTCGCTCGTTTTTCTCTTTTATATCGTCAATCAACATATTCAAATAAATCTCTCTCTCCCAAGGTAACATTTCTTCAACCTCAATAAGACTATAGTTGAAGTTGTTCAACAGTTGGAAATTAACTTGGTAGTAATTAGCCAGACTGTCGTGGGAGAGATTTATCAAAAAAAATCATCAATACCCTCAAAGGTCTTTGATTGTTCTGCACCACACTTGATACAGTTAAATTCTACAACACTTTGTATGGTTGGAATAGTGTTCACAAAATTCGCAACCTTTTCAAACTGATCTGCATTCATGGATTCTACAAATGCAGTAATCTCTTCCGGAGTTTCGTCTCTCACCACGTAGAGCTCTTCTTCGGTCTTTATCTTATCCATACACGAGACCACCAGTTCCACCAACGATTCCGTTACGGATGTTGACTCGTATATTCTAGGATTGCCTAGTAGATCGTCGTAGGTTGGAAATCTCATCTCCAACGTCATAGTGTCTGTTAGTTCGATAATCTTACTATCCGACACGTCACCGATCTCTACTTTATCCAATTCAAGAGTTACATCGTTCTTAGCCTCACACTCGTTACATGTCACCACGAGTTCACTTGTTTCACCAACTGACTTGGCTCTAATCTTAGTGAACAGGTAATCCACGTCGAACGTAGTTAACTCACCTTCAAGTGCATCTTCAACGCATGACTCAATGGTACGAATGATAGCGCGAACCATGTCTTTGCGATCCTGTGTCTCTAGTGCAATTAATAACGTCTTCTGTTCTTTCACTAGAAACGGTCTAAACGAAACCGTCTGTCCAGTGGACGGAACGGTAACTTGATAACTCGGCGTCGAGTTAATCTTGGGCAATGCCATAATGTAATCCTATAATTTAAATTAAACCACCAAAGTTAAAGTTGATATCTGGTGTAATACCGAACCTTTCATCCTTCACTTTCACCCAGTTGACGTACGAAAACGTCACTGTCGTCTCTACCATACCATCTTGATCGTCACTTAGTTGGATGGTTGACATACTGGTAGGGAAGGCGTCTAACAACTTAACTGTATATATTGATTCACCAAGTATGTCGAAGTTGATATCGAGTGGACCTAAATCGAACCCGACTCGTATCTGTGGCTTACGCAACTGGTGAATCGTAATGTCTGCGGTGTAGTCGTCATGCCACCCCACAGTACCTTTCATCACTTTCTTTTGGTCTTCAGTTTTAGTTGAATGTCCCACCATTAGGTTCATCCAATCATCGAAGTACTTACGTACTCCGTAATCATTCATAAGACGAAACGTCATCGTTACGTCATCGACAATGAATCCGTTCACAACCTTATGGTTGTACAGACCAATCGAACGGTTCAGTGTCGTTATCTGTCGGCCAGGTAGGTTGACGTTCTTACATAGAATGTTTGCGTCACGGGTGTCTAACTTCTCTCCCTCTTTACCACCTACCTGCCCAGGCAATACGACTGCGAACTGGTTCGATACAGCCATACCGCCCTTGGATATCATTTTACTCTTTAAGTCTTCTATTGATGCCATTAGATCATCTTCCTAGAATCTCGATAAACTGTATTCTTACCTGCCTTCTCGAACTGCGCAGTTGGTAAGAACGTTGCGATTTCCCACTCAGGTGGGGGTACGTACGCGAAGTCACTCTTGACGTGTTCATTCAGATAATGTTTCAAACACGGCTTGAAGTACTTCAGTTTCGAAGTACGCACTAACAACTCATAAGACGCTTTGAACTTGGTACTGTTATTAAACTTCTTATTCGTTGTGATGTCCATCAACGCATCCAACATCTGCGCACGTAACACAGGCGGTAGGTAGTGAAGATTCAATCCAAGGAAACCACCCTTGGCTGGACCGATCACGACGACCAATGGAAACTTATCATAGTATGGTAACGTTTCTTTATGTTTCGGATCGTAGAAGAACATGTACATGTTACCCACAACTTGACTACCCTTCTGTTCGATAGGGTCTTCTTGCATCAATCGCTCACGGTTGATGTTTCTCATGTTGGAGACTTTCTTGCGGAACCATTCTCGTGATTCTTTGGTACGGGGTGTGATACCCGCACGGAACGCTTCCAGTTCCAACTTGTTGAAGATATTCGCCATGAAACTCTACTATCTTTAAAACCTAGTGTTTCTATTTATACGCGTTTTTTCTTTTTCCTAAACGGTGCGAGTTTCTTCAGTGGTTTCTTGGTGCGCATACGTTGCGTAGACTTGGGCATGATACCCATCGCGGTAAGTTCTTTCTCTGTCCAGATCTCGAAGTGGTACCCGCGATCGAGTGCATACTCCTGCGCAGCCTTCCACTTGGATTGGTTCTTGATGTAGGTGAGACCTTCGTTCAGAAGAGT